CCCGCCGTTGTTGAGGACGAACAGCTTGACTGGCAGGTGATGAAGTCGCAGCGTCTCCAGTTCTTGCAGATTCATCATCATCGAGCCATCGCCGGCCAGTGCATATACCGGCCCCTGGCGCGTGAATGCTGCACCGATAGCGGCAGGAAGCGACCAGCCCATAGCAGCCTGCGAACCGCTGAGGAGCATCCGCTGTTGACCACGTACCCGTAGATGCCGTGCGGCCTCGAATATGGTATGGCCAGAATCGGCTACGAATATCGTGTCAGTCGGCGCAAGTTCAGCCAGTCGATGCAGGAAGTCAACATAGGTCATGCCGCCCCCTTCATCGCCCGCAAGAACTCGCCTGCGTCTGCGTGAATGAACAGGTTGATTGGTACGCCCGGCTTGCGGTGCTCGTTCACGTCAACGTCTACCACGACCACCTTGGCTCGCGGTGCGAACTCACGCGGTGCATAGCAGACTGATGGCAGCGACAGCCGCGAGCCGATGACGAGCACCAGGTCAGCCGCCCGTATGGCCTCGTTTGCCTCGGTGCAGTCCCGGCCTATCGGTATCGCGGCCGGGTCAGAGTCCAGCCCCATCCACGAGGCGTAGACCGGCAGATGGCGCTCGGCTACGAACTCGGCAAGCTCCTCCTGCGCGCGGGCCAGCCGCACGCCCTGGCCGATAATCACTACCGGGCGCACGGCCTCGGCCAACATCTGCTTGACCTGCTGGATTTCTCCGGCGGTCGGCATGAACGCCTGGGCAGTCTCGCCATAATGCAGTAGTCGATGGTTCTCTATCTCCACCGTCTGAACATCCATCGGCACGTCCAGCCAGGCCGGCCCCGGTCGGCCATGTGTAGCCAACTGGCAGGCTTTCTCAAGATGAAACAGCACGTAAGCCGGATCGTCGAGTCGCCTAGCGTACTTCGTGATACGATCCACCATCGGCAGGATATCCCCCTCCTGTACACCGAACTGACGTAACGGCAGGCCGGTGGACGCGATTGTCTGTAGTACCGGCACCTGCCCGGCAAGTACCAGCATCGGCGTCGAATCCTGCCATGCACCCAGTACGCCGGTCAGCGCATTGGTAGACCCGCAGCCGGTAGTCACGCAGCAGACGCCGAGATTGCCGCTGGCTTTGGCGTAGCCTTCGGCTGCCATCGCAGCGGCTTGCTCGTGGTGACACGATACGAGGTTGACTCCGGCAACATGGAGCCCGTCAACAAGGTAGATATTCCCGCCGCCAGGGACCATGAATACCGGACAGCCCATCGCCTTGACGAATTGCCCAATGTAGTCTGCAACTCTCATGGCATCACCTCGGGCCGTGCGGGATAGACGCTGACGACTAGCGCATGGTCGTCCTTGAATCCCTCGACCTGTCCCTCGCCGTAGTGATTCATGATGTCGGCGTAGTAGTCGGGCGGAAGCGCCCCATAGTGCCCGAACTTCAGGAACCAGATCATCACGCCGCCAGTCTCTCGCGGCTCGTCCTTGGCCGCACGGATAGCCTGCTTGTCTGCGTAGTGCGTGTTGGTGATAGCCTTGGTTGTGCGGCCGGTATACAGCCAGATTGCCGCCGGACAAGTCGAGTAGACTGGCACGCTCTCCGGCAATGCCGCGACGTACTGAATGGTGCGCGATCTCGCTAGTCCCTGGTCGTTCAGCATCTTGTACCGTATCGGCCATAACGGGGCGAGCGTAACGACCGTCGAGAATATCAGGCCAGTCAAGACGTAGGGCATGAAGTTCGGCATCTGACGCAGGACCAGAATGAATAGCACCACGGCCAACATGCCGGCCACAGGGACGTAGAGCCGCAGGTCCATCGTGGGGTCTACGCCGAAACCCACGACGCTCCAAGTCAGACCTGCTGCCGTCAGGACTATCGCAGCCCCAACCATACGAGCTATCACAGGCCAGCGTTCTCGACTCGCCAGATAGACGGCCAGCAGGAACAGCCCGGCGCCAGTTGCTACGTCCATCATACCAATCGGTACATGAACAAGCACGCGCGAGTTACTCCAGAAAGTGCCGTGTAGAATATGAGCCCCGCGGGTGTTGAAAAAGGCGCTGGCGCTGATGACTACTACAGGCAGTCCGATTATCAGCCGGTCACGCCAGGACCGCACGAAAACCAGGAAGCCCAGGACAATGGCAATCCCAGGATAGCGCGTGAAGCACAACGCTATCGCCGTCAGCGTAGTCAGCAGGACGTTCTGCCATGTGCTGCGACGCAGGCACAGCCACAAGAGCGTCAAGACCAGCGCGGCACACAGAGCTTCGCTCAGCACCCAGTTCGAGAATAGGACCAGATGTGGGTTGAGCATAACTACCGCGCCTCCGGCTATGGCTCGCCAATCATGCACGTCAGCCCCGTCCCGAATCAGCATGAACGCCATTATGCCGATGACGAGCAGCGACAGATACGTGACAGTCAAGGCTGCCGATTGCGAGTCCATCCCCATCCGAATGAGCGGAGCCATTATCAGCGAGAAGCCGAAGGGGTGCGCGAGTTCGACCTGGCCGGTGTAGTTGTGTACCCCGCGCCCGTGCGCGATGTTCTCGGCAGTGGACAGATAATGCACTCCGTCAGTTGTCAGCAGCGCCTTATTCGACCACGACGGATAGAGCGCAAGCACAGCGACGACCAAGAATACGCCGAGTGCTATCAGAGGTATCTTAGTTGTGTTCATGTTCCTACTTCTTCGCGGTTGTCATCCGCGTGTTGTAGTTGGTCATCATCCGGTCTTTGTAGAACTGCGGTGCGGATGTCTCATCCAGCACAGCGACGAGGCCGAGTCTTACCAGCCGGTCAACGTGCGGCTCGTTTAGAGTCAGCACGGTCCCGGCCTGATAGTCAACCCCGCCAATCTGTGTCAGACGAAGCACCCGCACCGTGAGCATTTACGCCTTCTCCAGTACCTCGAACACAGGCGGCTCGACCTTGAACTTCGTGCCGTCTACAGACTTGCCTTCTATCTGTGAGGCCGCATACGGCCCCCAGACATCGGCAACGGTTCCGGCCTGATAGAATGCGTCGGCACCGTCATGGTTCCGCAGAACCTTGCAGCGCCAGAAGCCCGACTTGAGCTTCCCGAGTTGCGGCTGCTCCGTTACGGGAGCACCGTCTTTGTCTTTTGCCATGTGTTACCTCTCAGTCTTTGTAGGTTGTGACCCAGAGGGTGCAGTCCTTGACGCCCTGCTTCGCCACGAGCGCGGTCGGTGTCAAGAGGAACCTGGACCTGTACGCATACGTCGTGATCAACTGTACGTACTTATTCGGGACCTCAAGGGTATCTGTCACGAACTTGGTCGATCCCTCTGAGTTCAGCGTTACGGAATCAGACACGAGCTTGATGGTAGTCCATCCGGCACTCGGTATGGGCTGGACCTGAACGTCAGCCTGGTAGTACATCACCGTATCCACGAGAGTGTCCCCGCGCAGCGTGAACCGCGCATAGGATGTACCATAGAGCAAGCCGTACAGATTGACCGTGCAGGCCGATGCACCATGCAGCGTGCCGATAGGGTACTTCTTCAACTCGGCATATCCACCGAACGCCGTGCTTGCGAGCAGCACAGAGACGAGGATCAGCGTGATTGCTTTGCTTTTCATCTTGTCCTCCCCTCTATGTCAGGTTCGCATAGCGGATGGCATTGGTCATCGCCACGCCGCCATCGCAGTCATGCCCGATGTAGATGTACATCGAGTCTTGGGATGTCATCGTGAAGCCGTTGCCGAAGCCGATGCTGGCCGACATGAATCGGCCGCTGGACCAGACGTAGTAGTACATGTCACCGCAGAAGAGCAGATGGTCGGTCAGAGCCGCGTTCGTGTATATCTGCTTCCCGAACAGCGTCATCTTCTCGGTGTCGAACGGCACGAGCCGCCGGCCGTCGCCGTCCTTGAGCTGCCAGATGTCAAGCAGCGTCGTCTCGTTGCAGACCCAGATCGCCCGGGGCCGGTGCATCTGCGGCACGCCAATCCAGAGCGCTCCGATGAGGTCTGACTTCTCGGATGTCAGCGCCGTCACCTGTGTGAGCCCGGCGGATTCGAGACCCATCCACTGCGTCGAGTTGGTGCCAACTCCGAACTGCTGCCACTGCTTGATTCGCAAGCCGTAAGCCGCAGCCCGGTTGATGGCGACCTGGAACGCAGGCACGTTGTAGTCGTAGAGTTGGTTNGAGAACGGCACGCCTACGGCGAACTTGAGCAGCGAGTAGCTGAACACGCCGGGGACGTAGGTGGCGTCAGTCGGGGCGCTGGCCTGCGATGTGATGTAGCAGATCGGCTTGGCGTCGGTCTCGACCGGGACGTAGCCCGTCATGGTATTGGACGGCCACGTCCGCACGATGGACGCCAGCGGGATGACTTCCTCTGCGTAACCCAGCACCTCATTCGCGGTCGGTGCCGGCATAACGCCGGTTGTCGAGAAGCCGCTGGAGGCGGTCGTCATTGTGGCTCGAACATGTGCTTCGACCTCTTCGCGCGTGCCTGAGAACACCGACGAGAACTTCTCGGCTATGCCGCCGTAGAAGCCTGGGTCACGCGCACCGGATCGGAGCCCGCGGAGCACTTCGCTGTAGGCATCGACCGCCATTCTCTTGGGGTTAGCCTCGGGCAGCTTAGACTCCGCGTGCTTCCTGAACGCTTCCTGCACCGCCTTGTCCACGTTGCCGTCAAGCGACGCGGAGAAGGCGCTGTTGCGCTCTTCAATCATGCCGGTGAACAGATTACAGACCTTCTCCAGTGACGCCCGTTCCTCAGGTGTCTTGGCGACGTCTGCTATCCGCAGCCGGTCTTTGTCAGTCAAATCGGGCACTTAGCCCTCCTTGGTTTCGGACATTGCGCCGAGCAGTTCCACTACGCCACGGTTCGCCGGCTGCGTTGCTGGCTGCTGAACCTCTGGCTTTACGGGCTGGACCGCGGCTCGGCTTTCGCGGCCAGTCCATCGGTCAATATCTTCCTGCTTAAGTCGTCCACTCTTGACGGCCTCCATGAACGCCTTGTTCATGGCGAAAGGGTTGGCAGGTACGGCAACGCTGGAATACTCGAACAGCACCCACTTGACGTAGTGCAGCACGTCAACCGTTTCATCCGAGTCGGCAATCGACACGGCTCGCGGTTCGCTCATCTTCGGCCTGAAGCCGATTGACCAACCATCGAGCACGCCCTGGCGGTGCATGTCGTAGAGCAATGCCGGGAACTGGTCCGTTACTCCCTCTATCCCCGGCTGGTAGAACTGTGTTTTCGCTACCAAGCCCTTCACGTTCTTGAATGTGTCGCCGTTGATGTCGAGTGATTTCCCGACAGGCAGCATATCCCGCATGACATCGAAGCCATGCTGCCAGAGCACCCGCACGCCATTGGGGGGTGCCTCCATCCCATCGGTCAGCACGACTTCGCCATAGCGGTCAATATGCTCGGTCGTGATGAAGTGCGTCAGTGTCAGCGAATCGTTATCAGCCTTGAGCACGGGCAGCCCTGCCTGCCAGAGTCTCTTAAGTTCGTCAGCCATTACTCCTCCTGTGCCGGAGTCAGAACCGGCAGTACAGTACAGCGGCAGTTGATGATGTTACCCGGGGAGCCTGATGGGTCGCCGGGGAATTGCAGCGTTTCGCTACCGACAGCAAAGCCGTCTGCCAAGCCGACAGTCTGGCCGTCAGCTTCGATATGCTCGTCTCTGGTGCGGTCGTCCTGTATTGCCAGCCATTCCTTCGCCGCGACTTCTCCCGACCCGGCGTAGGTATCTAGCGCAGCCTCGTTCAGTGTGCCAAGCACTTCCGTCCGAGCTATCCGTTCGGCTCGGACGGGCGATAGCATAGCCTCAGCTTCCAGCGCGTCGAGCATCTGCTGTAGCGTCCAGCCCTCGGTCGTGCCGGTTGCTATGAGGCCATCGACAGCCGTGAAGGTCCCGTCTCCGGTGATCGCACCCCAATGCTCGGCCCGTGCGCGCAGCTTCGCCATGATGTCCTCGGCCAGCCCTCGTATGACATCCGGCTTGCGAGCGCGGCCGGTTATATCGGCTATCTGACCTGCGGCCATGTCCATCCCCTCGCGCCAGACAGCCGGCAGCACGGCCATGCGGACCCTCATCTGTGCCGTGTCAAACTGCTCGCGGCTATACGGGATAGTCCCTGACTTCTCCCAGTTCTCGCGGGCGGAGTCCTGCAACGCTGCTGTCGTGGCACCGAACAGCTTGCGCCACTTGGCCGTATAGGTGCCGTCGTTCTCGCTGTCGAACCGTGCGGCCAGCTTGTCGAAGCCGCGCCAGTAGATCGCGCGCATGGCGTCGCTGCGGTTGTTGATGTCCTTGCGCCGAGTCATACGGACATAGCTGAGCACGGCCCGGGCGGTGTCCACTGGCAAAGCACGACCTGGCGAGATAGCCGGTCTTACCTTGTACGGCATGGCGGTGAACGGCCGCCAAAGCACATCACCCTCCGGCCCGATGTCAGCCAGCCCCAGCCTGGCACGGGCCTCGTTCACGGTAACAACCATCCCGGCTATCGGGCCAATGCGCTGCGCGGACTCGTCCCAAAGCAGCCGGGCAATGTAGCTGTCACTCTCCACCAGCTTGAGCCGCAAGCCGCGGCCGAATAACGGCACGAGTCGCTGCGATAGCGCGCCCTCGATGAGCCGCCACCGCGGGCGTAGCGTGTCCTCAAGGAACGTGACTCGCTGTTCCTTGAAGTTGGCATAACGCGCCTCACTGTCACCGAGCAGCGCCGGCGGCACGCCCATCGCCGTCGCTATCTCCTCCCGCGCCATGTTGCCGAGTTCAGGTAGCCGCAGGTCAGCAAGCGACATCCCGAACTTGTGCAACTCAGCCTCCGCCCCGTCCAGGACAATCACGCCGCTGTTCTTGGTGTCTTTGGCCTGCCCTCTGAACTTGGTCATCCACTCCGCGAACTGCTCGGGCGGCATGGCCTGTTTGAGCATCAGCACCGCTGCGATTGTCGCGCCATTCTCTAGCGTGTCACTTGAATGCCTGTCCGTCTGATACGCGGTCTTGGCTGCCAGTAGCGAAGCCTCGGCCGGTGCCACGGCATCGAATAGACTGGTGGGGTCAGACGGCATGACTTCAATCACTCTGTCGCGCTCGTAGTGGTTCGTGCCGATTCTGTAGCTGCTCGGCGGGTACGTCCGGCCGCTCTCGAAGCTGACGACACAGACGTTGAGCGAGTACGGCATGTACCACAAGGGATTCTCCGTATCCGTCACCACCAGCCGCGCCCCGCCACTGAGTGCAATATGGCCAAGGATCAAGCCCAGCCAGTGTTCCCAGGTCATGCTATTGAACGGCTCATTGACCCATTCGTCAAACTTGGCGTTATTGACGGGCTCATCTGCGGCATCGACAAGCTGTGGCCGTATCGTGCCCGCATCGCGGAGCACGCTGACGCAGCGGAACACTGTGCCGATGTTGGCGAACGAGGCTTCGGCTGAGTTGATACGTGTGCCGCCTTCTGTCCCGCCGACAATCGAGAAGATGTCGCGCCATTGCTGAGCGGTCCATCGCTTGACGGGCGTATTGCTCGCGCGGTTGCGACGAGGACGGAAGAGATCTAAGATTGCCATCGGAACACCCCTATGTTCGGTACTCTGAGTTGGCCGCATGACGCCACGGCGTAGCGCATTTCATCCATGCCGTCATCGTTCTCTTTCACCATGTCCTCTTTGCCCTTGCCCTTCCAGATGTAACCGCCGAACTCGTCCGTGGTCCGGCATGGTAATCCGGCGATGCGTCGGGCTTGGTCTACCTCGTCCAGCGCGTCGGCCAAGAAGTAGATGCGCGGCTCCGTGATCTTCTCCGGGTCTGCTACGTCCTGATGCGGGAATAGCTCATAGCACGCCGCCTGTCCACCAAGCCGGTCATTGACTGCCTCTCGGCAGCAGTACCCACCGCGCTTGTATTCCTCGGCAGCCCATAGCGCAGCCGGGTCGTAGTAGACCTCAAGCTGGACGCTTAGCTCTCGGCTGATCTCGACGGCACGCTTGACATGAGAGGTGATAGGCCGGCGCGTCATGTAGGTCTCACGCTGCAAGAACCAGACCGACTTGGCCTGTAGCGCACCCTCGGGCGCCACACGCCACCAGCCGTGAACGTGCGGGTGGTCGGTACCAGGATCGGCGGCTTGGACGCAGCGATAGCCGGCAAGCTGCTCGCGGCTCACGATGACCTTGCCGGTTCCGTCAATGTAGTCATCACCCTTGCGCTCGAGTATCTGCGCGCGCGGGTCAAACGGATAGACCAGCCCTTCGAAGCTCACCCACTGGCCGAGCGCATTGCGTAGCTTGAACACGCCGGTCAACTCGTCAAGCCGCTGATAGTAGCTCGGGGTCAACAGCCCAAGCTCACGCGGGATGGTGTTCATTTCGACAACGCGATGTCCCGCACGCTTCTCCATGTAGAACCGATGGTGGAGCCAGTGATTAGGACCGGCAGGATTGGTCATCAGGAATACCTGGGGCGGGATGTCAGCGCGACGCATACACCGGCCTATCGTCACATCGTACAGGTCAGGGACCGGCACCTCTTTGGCTTCGTCCAGATAGACCCGGTGCGCCTCACGCCCGGACCATATGTTGACTTGCCCCTCTGCCGGCTTGAGCCCGCCGCCATAGACCGGGCAATCAATCCCGCTCGACGTGCGTATCTTGAACGTCATCTCCTGTACGTGGTAGTCCTTGATACGACTTGGCACGCGCTCCACAAGCCAGTCAACTGTCCGCTGCCAAAGGTTGTGCCGGCAGGCGTTGGCCGTGTACTGCATCAGGAACGTCTTGATACCGGGATGCTTCTCAGCATCGAGCAGCATCTTGACTGGCGGCACTTCAGTCTTGCCTGTGCCCCAGGGTCCGGTGAGTAAGACGTTCTCCTCAGTCGCTAGCAACGCGGCACGCTGCGCCTCGGTAGCTGGTTGCCAGTTCATGTCAATGGTCGGGCTGCTTGTAGGTGCTTGAATAATGACATAGCTGTATTGTGTCACCGGCAGCCCGCAATAGAAGGCTCCGCCCGAGGCGCAGGGCGGAGCTACCGATGCCGCGAGAGCTGACAGAATGCACAGCGCGGCAAGAATGCTCGTCAATCAGACTTCATGCTCGCCTCTGGGGTTGTCCTGTGTGCAGCAGGATTGGTTTGACTGAATCGCTCTGCCAGTATCATCCACCAGGGCCGAGGCTGCCGCAGTTGCGCGTAGGTCACAGGGTAGGGCTTCACTTGCCCGCCTTGATTCTGCTCTCCATGCTGGCGTCGAGCCGCACGTACAGCGGGGCAATGGCGTTGCCTTCGGGATCGGTGAGGACTGTCTCAGGCTTGCCAATGAACGTGTCGCGCAGCCATGTCGCCGCTTGTGTGTCGCCTTTGTACGCCTTGTTCCGCTGCGCCCGACATATTGCCAGCCAGCTATCCATCTCGCCCTGACTTGTGCTGACGCTTTCACGCAAGACGCGCAGACCAATCGCCTTGAACTCCTCACGCCGCTTGGTCGCACCGTTGACGCCCGTAGCGTTTCGCACCTCGCCCTTCTTGGCGGGACGCAGGTTTTCTAAGCTGCGCCTATTCATGGTTGTGACTTTAGGCATAAGCGCAAACGAAAGCCGCCCCGGATGTCCGAGACGGCTTAACGATTCGACCGATTACAGATTCTTGAGCGAATCCTTCAGCGCGTAGGTCAAGCCGTGCTTCTCGCAGCGCGCTACCAGTTGCGCCCGAACCTCCAGCCACGGCGCGCCGGGATTGTGCCCACCGACGTGGTTCAGCTTGCCGAGCCACGTCAGGTCGGGCTTCAGCGGTGCGACAACATCGAGAATTGCCAGCGTGTCGGAGAGCGTGATAACCGGCTCGCAACTGACCCAGGTTCCGACGCCCGCCGACTTCGCAGCCGCCAGCATTGCCAGCCGGTTCTGCGACTTCGGCGCGTCCGGCTCCCAATCCTTGACGGTCTCGGGCAGCCACGCGGCCAGCGTCACGCCTACCCGGTCGCCCGAGTCCAGCAGCGGAAGGTCGCGTGCCAGCAGTGCCGTGTCGGTGCTCTTGGTCAGTATCTGCACGTTGCCGCCGACTCGCTTGACCTCCTGAATCGCCATCCGGGTCTGCCGGTGCTCGGCTTCGTTCGGCTGATACGGGTCGCCAATAAAGCACAGGTGGATTCTCGGCCAGGGTTTGCGGTGAGTCGCGGCGTAGTGATACAACTCCCGCCGCAGTTGCCGCTGGTAGTCCTTGCGCGGTTGCGCGTCCTTGTGGTAGTCTTCGACCCTGCGCCGGAGCGCCGCTGGCACGTAGCAGTATCGGCAGGCGAACGGACAGGCGCTGTAGGTGTTGGTCGCCAGCGCGGCATACTCCAACGCCGCGCCCTTCGGCTCGTAGAGAACTGGCATTACTGGACCTCGTACCCGCGCGACAGAATCCGCGCGTGATAGTAGCTCTTCGCTTCCGGGTCGCTGAGAACTGACTTCGCGCGGTCGATGAGCGCCTCGCCGTAGCTGCCAAAGTCATTCCAATTTGCGTCGAGGTCGCACCCGCGCGGGAAGTCCCCACCAAAGGGGATGAACACGCGACTGCGGGTTGTCGTTCCTTGGATTTGGGAGCGGACGCTGATGAGCCAACCTTTGCGGGTTGCGCTGATTCCGACTTCGCTCCACTCACCTGAGCGGATGTATGCTTTCGCTGCCATACGGACTCCTTTTTGTTTGCGGACCTATCGAATAACCACTGAGATATTCTAGCCCCCCCGTCCCCGCTTGTCAAGGAATACGTTAGCATATCTTACGCTTCCTCAGGGACTTACGAAAGCTGAGTAGTGATATTCCTGCGGCCTACCCGGCGCTCGGTAGCAGCGGTCGAAGAGTCGGGTGACGCCCTGTAGCGCGAGCCACGCCTTGACCTTAGACCACTGCCCGCGTAGGCATAACGTCTTGCACTTTGCCAGCATCGCCCGCGTGTAGCCGAGTGATTCCATCATGCCGAACGGCAGTATTGTCAGCCCACACTGTCCCATCGGGCACGTCACGTACACGACCGCGCCGGTCGGTCGCTGCCGGAACACTTCGCACAGTTGGCGATACGGGAACCCGAAGCCGTCAAGGTCAATCACGTCGAAGTCTGTGAGCTTCAGCGACCGCATCAGCCGCACGTTGTCTATCGCAACCTGCCCCGACAGGTAGCCGCGCTTCTCGACCGCCAGCACGTCAAACTCGGTGAGCGGCCGTGCCGCCCGAATCTTCGTCCAGATGCTGCCGTGTCCCGCGAAAGCGTCCAGCACTTTGAGGTTGCGCTTATCCGGCAAATGGTCTAGCCGCAGTTGAATCTTGACGGGTTCGAAGGTTGATTCGCGCTTCATGTGTGCCCCTGTTCGACCTCGGCCCCGGCGGTCTTGGCCTGCTCCAGCAGCGGCGCGAGCTTTGCCATTTGGTCAGGCGCGAAGCTCAGCATGACATGGACCTGCGAAATCGGCCGAATGTCCTCGGCCGTTTCCCGCGCCGCATCATCGACCGCAAGCATTCGCTCGATGTCTGACTCAGCAAACCCCGTCAGCGTCAGATCGAACTGCCCGTCGTCCAGGTCAACAAGCTCGTCCTTGAGCAGCGTCAGGTCAGACGTGGCGCGGCGCGTCCACTGGTTGTCGGCAATCACAGCAGCCCGGAACTGCCGCTCGTTCCACTCCGGCCGCAGCACGACCGGCACCTTCTTGAGTCCCATCGCCAGCGCCGCGCGGTATCGCAGGTGCCCGGCGCTGATGTAGGTCTTGCCGTTCTTGGGCCAGGCAATGAGCGGCGCGGTCCAGCCGAACTCAGCCAGCACTTTGCAGAACTTGGCGACGTCCTCATCCGTGTGGACCTGGGCGTTCTTGGGATACTGAGTCAGACTTGTGACCGGCTTGAGCAGCGACTTGAGCGCGTCGGGGATCAGAACGTCAGGCATACGACACCCGGGGCGCGAGTGTAACCCTGGAGCCTGCGCCCCGGTGGAAGGAGGTCAGATGCAGAAGCCCGTTCTGCTGTTGTGTTGCCGTCTTGTGTGAATTGGGCGGGATCGAGAGCGGAGGTGGAAACCATCTTGCATGGGTCCAGCACTTGAGCTGGTCTGACGAGTTGCGTTACAGCTCCCGGTCCCGCAAAGGTCATTTCGGGTAGCGTGCCGCTTCAGCGGCTATGGTCGCTTCCTTCTCGGCCCTGGCTTTCGCGGCCGGCTTGGTCATCAGTTGGTATACCGCCTGCATGATGATAACCAGCGAGCCTATTGCAGCCAGGAACTCCGTCAAGCTGTAGCGCAGGAATACGAAGCCGATGATTGCGACGAGAATGAAGCTGAGACCCCATGAAGTGATGAGCCGGAGCCAGCCGGGGAACTTCTTCAGGAACGTCTCGTATATCCAGGGCAGGATGAGACCAAGCAGCGCCCAGACTAGCGGCGGGACGCCCTGCGGTGGTTCGGACACACCCGGGACTGACTGCGCCAGCGCCAGACCGACTAGCGCCAGCAGACAGACGGATATCAAAGACTGCTTACACGTCATTTAGACCTCCGTTGGTTTGCAGACCTACAGTCACGCCTAATCTTCCCTCCCCCCTGCCCGCTTGTCAAGCTTGGCTTCATAGCCCTCACTCCGGCCCTCCCGTTGCGCCCGCGTCGCGCCAGGAAGTCATCTGCCCCACCTGCGCCCTGACGTTTCGTTCATGCCGGTGTCGATATGGACGAAGTTCTCCGCCCGATAGAAGCCAACTCCACCACGCCCTTCGGTCATGCGGTTGACAACTTCGACGCAGAGCGTATAGAAGTCGTCGAGCTTCCAACCTGACGGCAAAGCCAGATCGAGCGCCTGACAGATTGAATGCTGGCTACGCTCAGACTTGGCGACAAGAGCGTTATGCCGCGGACAGCGCGCACCGGACAGGCAGAATACCGGAGCCTTGGCCCGCTGACGTATCTGGAACTGCATTTCAGCCACGAGCGAATAGCTGCCCCAATGCTCGATACGCGAACCGTACCCGCAACCGCAGCCGCAAACCAGCCTGTCACCACTAGCCTCGTCCAGGTACTCGTTCAGCCTCACTGCACCACCTCCACGCCGAGCAGGGTGGCGGCAAGCCGTAGATGCCATTCGTCGGTCATTGAAAACACCGCCTGGTGCGTTGACGCAATCAATTCCCCCGCCACCCTCAGCCGCGCCGGGTTGAGGTTGCGGGAGAGGCAGGAGAGAGAGATGTTCGACCTCTCAGGGTCCATGTCCGTTTCTAGATTGCCCTCGTAGTCCCATTCTGCGAAAGCTGCTACGTAAGTGTCGTAGCCATGCAGTATGTATTTGCCCTGAGCCGGAGCTAACTCAGACGCTTCCCACGGCCCCGGCGTTGCGGCCTTCTCCATCGCCATCTGCCGCTCCCATTCTGCGCGGCATTTCTCAAGCGTTTTCTCAACGTTCATATCATGCCTCCCTTGTGCAGGTCGATTAACGCCTGCACGTTGTCTCGGACTTCCACAAACAGCCCGCCGCGGCGCTCAACCTCGACCTTGAATCGCGCTTGCTCTGGGCTCAGCCGGTCCGGGCTCACCTTGACCTCAATAGCCAGGAATCGCCCGTACGCCGTCAGGCCGCAGACATCTGCCACGCCAGGCCGGACCTTGCCGCGTATCCAACGGCTCTCGCCGGTACGCTTGTTCTTGATCTTAACGCCCCGGTTAGGGACAGGGAAAACGTAGTGCCCGAGCGCCGTGCAGTACCGGACCGCCGCAGTCACAAGCTCGCCATGCCTAGCCGCCATGCTTCCCCTCCTCGGCAATGCGGGCGGCGGCGGCGCGGAGCCTCTCGCCCGCATCACCACGCAATAGGCCAAAGGTGTCAACACTCCCTACAATCAGCCGCTTCAGCTTCTTGTTCTCCCGCGTAAGCTTGTCGCGGTCGTAGGCAATCCATTTCCAGCAGTTCTCCTTGCTAGTTATGCTGCTACAATGTCCGGCACATTCACCACACGGGTCTTTCACTTCACCCTCCCGGCCACGCCGCAGTCGGGGCAGGGCTCCGAGTAACGGCATCCGGCTATTTCCGGCCCCGGCACGGAGCGCGTCCCCCCGCACATCTGGCATATCGGCTTGGCGGTGGCATTGTTCACTTTCCGCCAAGCGGCGAGGGCGGCGCGCATCTTCTGGGCGGGTGAATAGCCCCCATTCGCCAGCCAATCCTCAAAGGCGTCTATCGCCTCCGCCAGCGCGTCGCCGGCCTGCTCCATCTCCTCGACCTCGGCGGCGATGGCGTCGGCCAGATGTTGTGCATCGCTTGTCGGTGTGTAGTGGGCTATCTTCGCAGCTACCCGGTCGCGGAATGTCTCAATCACTTCGTCTCCTTTTTCACTTCCAGTTCGCATTCAATCATCATGGTCTTCTTGCCATGCGGCACGAACCACATCCGCCGCACCACGTAGGTCGTATCGTTCCGAATCACCACCGGCAGTTCCGGCCTGTAGTTTTTTAGGAACTCAAGGACGCTGTCGGATTGGAGTTCGCTGATAGCTGCGACCATACCACCCCGACCGCTCCACTGGATGCGATACCTAGAGAGTGCTGTTCCGATAATCGTCCGAGCAGTCGGCGGCGGCGGAACAAAGTCGGCCAACTTGTGTCCTTCCTTGGCGTAGTTGAGTGAACACGCCACCCCAAGCCACACCGTATCTACCTGCACCGTATCTACCTGCACCGCCACCGCAACCGGGCGCGGGGCGGGGCGGCTTTCTGACGGCCACACAAGAACTAGTATGGCACAGTATACCAGCCCCACGACTAAGACTATCGTCAACACAAGAATAACCCGCGCCGTGTATCCTTTCGCTCTCTCTTTCTCTACCACCATACCTGTCCCCCTGCACTTTGGACATGGGATAGAACCGGCTCCATAGGGGTCTTGACTCGCGGCCATCCCGTCGCCCCTACACTTCGGACACACAATCATTCTAGCCTTGCTCATCACTCATCCAGCTTCCCACCGGCGGACATAAACGCGGCGGCGGTGACACGGATAGATTCATTGTGTGTTGCCTCTGCCATGTAGTGTGGAGCAGGGACAAACTTCACCGCCGCCAGCAGCGCGGCGGCGAAGGGTGTTTCAACCAGTACCAACGGCCATCTATCCGCAGCGGCTATCCGCTGTTGACAGGCCACTCTCAGCGCCTCCGCCAGCTTGCGCGGGTCGGCAGTCGCGGGGTCGAGGTTGCTCACAGCGTCCTCCGCCAGTTGCCGTGCTCGTCTTGCGTCTGTACCAGCCCTGTCTCATCGTCAACCAGGATCGGCAACGGGGTGTCTAGGTCCAGGTCGGCATTTGATAGCCAACTCATCAGGTCCGCCCGAGCATCCATCGCCCCAGGCGCGCCTGGGGTGACATCGACTGTCTTGACTCCGCGGCTATCGCTCTTGGCTTTCTCACAGCCCGCGCAGCCATCACGCACGTACAGTATCAGCATCTTGTAGCTCCTTTAGTCGCGGCCAGCCTCAGCAATTCGTCCACCTGAGCGGAACGTTCTTGTGTCCTCGCCGTGGCATCGGCGGCGTAGAAGGCGTTGTCGGCGGCGT